TAATGATAAACTGAATGGTATATTTTCAGAAAAAACTTCATTACGTCGAGGTTCGTATAAATTGAAATATATTACCACAGAACAAACAGATCATTTTGTATCAAATAAAATTTTAATTAATGATGAACCAGTAACAATATTTAATTTTACAACATTGGAATATATTTGTAATCAATTTGGTTTAGTACATTTGAGAACTATTATATTAGAAAAATTTTATTACGATGCGTTAAATTATTTATCATTGAGTAAAAATGAAAAAATGTTTGGATTTTTAAATTATGTTTTTTTATTTCAAAAACAGTAATATAGAATGCCAGAGAAAATTATATGTAGTGCCAAGGAACTAAAAGGTAAAGAACGCAGAGGTTCCATGGTTGAATGTGCGGAAAAAAAACAGATTAAATATTACGGACTTAAAAAAGTAGATAAAATTATTCTAGAAAAATTATTAAAGAAAAATAAAGAAAAAATTACATATTCTTTACCAGAAGCGATTGGTAAAATTACAGGATTAAGAACAAGAATAAAAAATACAGAAAAATCTTTAGAAATAGCCAAAAAGAAAAATGATAAAGTGAAAATCAAAGAACTTGAAAAAATAATTGAAGATGCACAAAAAGAAGTAAAGAAAATGTTGGAAATTGGTAAAAAATTACAAGAGGAACAAGCTAAAGAAGAACAGAAAAAATCCAAGAAAACAACTAAAAAGAAATAAAAAATTATAGAATATTATTTTGAAATTAAAATATATTTTTAATTTCAAAAAATAAAATATAATAAGATTATATAATGTCGTCCGAATTCATAATACAAAAACTATTAGAAGGGGGAGCAAAAATTACTCAATATGATTCAGCAGTTTTAAATCCAGTTCAAGTCAATGAATATCTTCAAAAGGAAGCTATATTCAGTCAAGAAGAAAAGCACTATCCAAAAGTGAAAAAGAGTCTTTTAGAAGGTGTTCCAAATCTAGATTGGGATACAACAACTATTAAACAATGTAGCGTTGTAATTGATGGAATCAATAGCAAAAAATTTATTGATAATATCAAAGAAAGTATGAAATCAATCAAAGATGATTTGAAGGAAAGAGTTGATGAATGTCAGGGAAAATACGTCCAATCATTAGATAGTATCATTAATATAGTTAGATATTTAAATGTGGAATTAAACAAAACTAATCCAGAGCCATTTATTATTGCAACACATACCTATTTAAAATCACTACCTCAAAAAATATCTGATGCCAATTCATCAATGAAAAATACTGATGATAAATTCAGAAAGAATATTTCAATGTTAGGAGAAGCATATAATAAGGATAAAAATTCAGCTCATCCATATAATCCATCTATCAGTGAAATTAAAAAAATTGGAGAATCCGTAAGAATGAATTACAACATTGATAAAAAGGAAGTGAAGATACCTAACAAATGGATAGGTGAAAAAGAAATTCGTGGAAAATATCATGTTGGAGCAGAACCAATTGATTGTAGAATAGAAACAATTAATTTTTACAGAAAAGAAATTGTTCTAGATTTTAATGTTGGAGGTGCAACAACATCACTAAAACCAAAAACAATTTATTTAAGTGAATTATGCATGGATATGCCATCTGTTGCAAATCCTGATATGGGACCATCAGCACCACCAATGGAACAAGAAGGAGGTGAATCTTTAATAGAATCACTATCTGGTATGACAACATATTAAATTTCTACAAAAAAATGAATAATTATTATTTATATAATTATTTTACAACTAATAATAATGTTGTCTGCTACAGATTGTGAATTGATAGATATTTCTCTAGACATGGAAGATGATAAAAACGTAATAGAAATTAAACCAACAAGAACTGAACTACTTATCGAATACCTCAAAAATAAATATATATTTTGGATTTTACAAGTTGTATTATTTTTAGTAAATATTGGAATTTTAACATGTGTTTTCCTTTGTGGAGTGAATTGTATTATTACAAATAATCAAAACTCATGTCCAAGCATAGCACTATCATATACACTTTTTATTACTGGTTTATTACTATCAGTTATTTTAATGTTTTGTCAAATATTTTATATTTTCATAATGATGAGAAAATATAAAATAATTATAATTTAAATTTTTTTATTATATCAATGGTTTCACTTCAAACAAATCTTTAAGTTTGGTAATTTCATTTCGTTTGTATTTTAATCCAAGTTTAGTAATACTAAATAACCATAAAGTAATTGTAATGATGTAAATAAATTTGGATGATTTTTCATTATCTTTTTTGAAATTAAAAACTGGATTGATTAATTTACAAGTCAAGCAATCTTTTTCATCTTCTTTCTTTTTAATATCGCGTGCTGTTTTTTCAATAGTAGTTAAAACACAAGTATCATTATTAGTAACCCAATGTAAAATCATAAATGGAATAAATATAGAATGCATCATCAACAAATAAGGACTATTTGAGAATGGAACTATTACTACAAGTATAATAAAAATCAAATGGATAAACCATATAATATTTGCAACAATATTTGACATATATATTATACTCTCATAAAAAACATAATATTATATTATAGAGATGGGAAAGAATATTGTTGAAGTATATCAAGAAAATAATGGACAACTCATAATTTTAATTAGTGGATTATCTGGGAGTGGAAAATCTACATTAGGCGAGAATATTAGTCGCGATTTCAAGTTAGAATTATTAAATACAAATAAATTTTATAAAACAGATTACACAGAAAAAGTTAAATTACCAAATGATAAAGAAGTTGTTAATTATGATTCTGATGATGCTTTTGAATGGGGTAAAATGAATAAAGAAATTAATGATAAAAAAGAAAAAGGTTTAGTAATAATTGGATCAGTTTTTCCAACTGATAAATTAGAATTTAAAGTTGATTTTCATATTCATTTAAAAATTTCCAAACAAGCCTTAAAAGACAATAGAATGAAATACATTGAAAAACATAAAGAGAAAAACTTTGATCCAGAAACAGAATCATTAAGAATTAATGTTGTCACATATCCCTATTATTTAGACGCTTTGAAAAGAATGAAAATGGATAAATTTATTGATGTTACAGAAATGTCTGATGATGCCATTTATGATACTGTTTTTGATAGTGTTATTAATTATATCAAAAACAATGTTTATGACCAAAAAGTAGTTTCAAAATATAAAAAAACAGCTAATAAACCACTTGACACAATAACATCTGATAGTGTTCAATGGTCATCAGATTTAGATTCAATACATGCTGGAAATCAAGATTATTTTGTTTCTCTTGAAAGAAGTGATATGTAATTTATAATGTTTGTAATCTTTTATTTATGATGTCATTCATATTTTGTATGATTGATGGTAAATTCTCTAATTCTTTTAAAGCAGAATCATCTAATGAATTCAATTCGTTAAATATAGTTTCTAAAATAGATTTGAGAATAGTAAGTGATTGTTTGAGTTTAGCTAATTCATCATCGCTTTTATTTAAGTTTTGTAATTTATTTAAAAAAGGTTTTACTTCAGTTTCTAATAGTCTTATAAAAGTATCAATACCATTACTACTTCCCCCATTTTGTAAAATTTCTATATATGATTTTAATTCATTGGAATATTTTTTAATATTTTGAATATTTTTTTTTCTAGCATTTATAGAAATATTTTTAAGATTACTCAAAAACATTCTCTATCTATAATATATACCATTGATAAAATGTCAGCACAATATAAACTAAAGAAGTATGTGAATAAACTAGAAAACGCATCATCTGTGGAGAGTATGAATAGTTATTATAAAAAACTACTCAAATACAAATTCCCTCAATCTGGAGGTGTTCTAAAAGAGCAAATGCCATGGACAACTAATGTTGACCAATTTGTCAAGAAAATTGCTGATCTAAAAGGATTAGAAGAATTAACAGCAAAAACTGCCGAAATTCAACAACTCCAAGACAAATTAAATAAATTAGTAGGTATCAGTCAAGACTATCAAGATTCTCTTAAATATGCTCTTGAAGATATTAAGAAAGTAACAGCAACTGAAATTCCAGATGTTGCCAGTAAAGTTGGTGAAATTTCCAAATTACTACAATCTCTACAAGTTGGAGATATTTCCGGTAAATCTGCCGATGAACTTATTAAGGAAGTTTGGGGAGCACCAATAAGAGGAGTACGAAATCCTAAACCGGTACAAGAAGAAGCACCAGTAGAAAAGAAAGAATAAAAAAAATCAATATGCTAAATCCAATTTTCCAATTATACACAAACATTTATGATAACAATTATCTGAATTATAAATTCTGATAATTTTAAAGTAATTATCTTTCATACCTCTAATTTTATAATAATTTATTTGATAATAAATATTCAATAATGTTTGAATTTCATCATCATCAATCATTTTATAATATGACATAGTTTTACCATAAATCATATCGATTGAAACACGATCATTATTATTAGTAATATCACATTTTTTACAAAACGTGATATGTTCAAATATCCATTGAATTTTTTCATCAGGATCTATTTTTTTAAATTTATGGTGAAATTTTTGACACGGTACAATCATAATTGGAATAATAAATTTTGATGTTACAATTTCGGGTTTAATTTCTTTCACAATTTCTGGGGGTTTTTCTGAAATATCAACTTCCTCATAATTTTTTAAATATGCTCGTGTTGATATTCCTAATTCATCTGAAACTTGATGAAAAACTTCTCCACTTATAGAATATTTTTTAAATTCTTTCATCAATAATTTATTTTCACCCCAAATATGAATTTTTTTAATTCTTTTATTTAAAAATTTTGAATATGAAATTGGAACTCTATAAGTATTCATTAATTTATCTTTAAAAATTTCTATTTTAGTTTTATTTTTAATGATATTATTTTCTATTATTCCTCGTGTTCTAACATAACCGATAAAACCATTATTTGAATTTTTAATGTAAAATAAGATAATATGTTCTTTATCAAGTTTTCTTTTTATAGGTATCGTGATATATTGTTTTTCTACTATATTTGATAATATATTATCATCAATATATGTTAAAATATAACACCAATAGGTCATTAATGATATATTTAATTATAATATATCATAAAATAAAAATTTCATTTTTTCGATAAGAAATTATTCTATAAAAAAATGAAAAAGTAAAATATTTGTCACATAATGATGATTATTACTGGAAAAATATGGAGTCTCAAATAGAAAAATTAACACAATCATTATCATTATTATCAATTGATGAAAATAAAATAATTAAAATACAAAAATGGTTTCGCGGATGTATATTCCGATTGAAAAGATTACCACTAATTATGTATAAAATTCAAGAATATCTAAAAGTATCAACTTTGAAATTTTCGAATGAAAATGAAGATGGTAGAATAAATAGTTGTATTGATGAAGATGAAATTATTAAATTATTGATTAAAAATTTTGGAAAAAGGATTAAGAAACCAAAAATTAGAATGTGGTATGATATTTTAGTTTTTGATTATATTTATGGATGGATTCCAGTAAATATAAAAACTACAACTACAATAACAAGTGATAATACTGGAAATTTAGCAATGTGTGTATATTCTTATACTGATGAAGAACTTGATATTCATAGAAGTAAATCATATGAAAATGGAAAAATGAGTGAGATACTTTTCAAAAAACTTAAAAATCAAAAATACAATAAAAATAATAAAAAAGATTATTATTTTGTTGTCTTAAATAAAAAAGATAACAGTGATGTAATTGTTAATAGTGTTAAAGGATTAAGTGTTTTAACACCGAATATCAATAATTTACCATTTCAAATATGTTGGAATAAAAATCGTTCATTCAAATACGAAAATATAAATAAAAAAATAAAATTATTTGTTGAATGCTTACAAAAACCTAAACCAAGTTGGAAAGAAACTTTTATGGCAAATATGAGAAAATTGGAATCATAAGTATTCATTTGGAATGAATGAATTACAAATTTGACGATGTCCTATTTTAAAT